TCAACTCTGTAGGGGTAGCGCCCTGGCCGACCCCATCGTTCAACACCTGCTCGACACGGGCGCGGGTCACGCCGCTTAATTCACCGGCCAACAGTGTGGTGCGGCTACGGATAAAGTCTGTCACCTGCTGTGATGTGATATCAAACCCGGTAACGCCGATATCCGACAGCCCACGCTCAAAAGACGCCCTGAGCATTTCAGACAGCGGCTCAAATATGGCGTCCTCCAGGTCACCGCTCATGGCTTCGATACGGTCCAGCACGCGCTGAATCTCACGGCTTGTGATCTTGAGGCGCACATCGCCCTTGAGCGTCTTGCCAACGATGCCCATAACGTCTTCGGACACCTGATCGAACACGCCCTGCACCGCGTCACGCAGACGCGTCTCGGGCGTCACCGGCTGGTCGTCTCGGATGTCCTGGTCTGCGGCGACCTTGTAGATTAGTTCTGATTGGCTAAATGACTTTCCTGACGGGCAGTTGCAGCCGTCATTGGCTAGGTCTGTATGCTTGGCGGCGGGTTGGGTGGAGTCGGCCTCTGATGCGTCGGCGCTGGCGTCCTGTTCGTTGGCCAAGGAGGCCGATTCCTCTCCGACCCCAGTATCGGCCTCCACTGCTTTAGGGACCACTCCACTAACATCGACATCAGATCTTTCACTATCCAACACATCCACGCCATCAACACCACCGGCAACGCTATCAGCTTCTTCATCACGACTAAGCCCCTTTAATACCTTCTCCACAATCTTCTCGATATCACTGTCCTGCAAGCCTACCGACCGGTTCTCAATCTGGATACGTGCCGACTCCTGCTCCGTCGCGGGACGCGCCGACGGCTGCGCGGACAACCCAAAGCCAGCCAGCGGGTTGGGCTGAACACCGATGGGCTGGCCGTTGACCAGCAACTTGTCCGCCATCGGGTCGTCGTGCGGCTCGTCGCCGATCCGCTCCCGCACCTCGTTCAGCGTGCGGATACCACCGCTCGACAGGCGCGTGTTTTCCTCTAGCTCAAACTGCTTGTCCGCAGGCACGGGGTTATCAAACGCCAGCACCGCGTCGTCCTGGATATCGAACATCGGCAACAGCTTCTCGTTGAGCTTCTGCTCGATCAGCTTGATGCTCGGCAGGATCGTCGATTCACGCCACTGAGCGTACCCGGTCTTGCTCGACGCCAGGTTCGGGTCGTTGGCCTTGAGCATCGACACCGGCACGCCAAACACCGCCGAGATTTCTTCAACCACCTCGTCGCGACCCGTAAGGTCTTTGGGCGGGAAGTTGAGCGGCTTAAGCTCAACGTCACCGGAAAAGCTCAAGAACCTGCCGGACTTGCGAGAACCCATCAGCTTCTGTTCGACCTTCGTCTCAAGGCGGTCAAGCTGATCTCCCTGCGTACCCGCCTTAGCCACCATCAGGTAATCCGGCCGGGCGTGGTTGTCGGCCATCGCAAGGTCCATCTCGTGGTTGGACTCATTGAGCTTCACTACACCCCACGCCGCCTCGGGCTTGCCCATTCCGTAATACAACCCGTCACGGCCGGGGTTAGTGGTCCTGAAGTGCACCACCTCATCAACCGCGTAATCAAGCTGCGACGAACTATCGCGGCCGTACACGTAGCCACGGATGAACTGTTCACGGTCGGGCACGACAAACATCCACTGGCTGGGCATGGGCCACAGCTCGCCGGGCACGCCCAGGTTATTGACCACGGGGTGCAGGTACGCGTTGCCGATCAGCTCAAGGTAAAGCGCAACCAATTGGATCAGGTCGAACTGATTGAACCACGGGTTCACGTTCTTGAGCAGTTCCAGGACCGGGTGGGTATCTACGACCTCCTCGAAATCTTCGCCGAACTCGATCACCTTCCGCATGGTCTGCTTGTGGGGCGTGATCATGCCCATAGGGCCAGACGCATCGCCATACAGATACCGCTTGGATTGCCTCGTAGCGGGCCGTGTGTTCCACAGCTTGTTGACGCCTGATCGATTCCGAACAAACAGACGCAACGGCACGGACGATACCGCGGTGGCGTTGATGCTGGCGGCGGCATAAACCCAGGACCGGTACGACGCGATCGCCGCCTCAGGATTGAACGGACGCTGCTTGGCACCGAACCGGCCCGAGCCCTCGATGACGCGAACCGATGAGTTGAGCCACTGGTCGCGGCTGGACTGTGCCTTGTGATAGATATGGGGCGCGTAGGGTTTCATTGCCACATGCTTTCATTGTTAAACCTGCCGGTTTCGCCTGAGTCGCCGATCACGCGGACACGCACAGTATTCTTGGTCTGTTCTTTCCAGCACTTCACGGCCAATGCCAGGGCACAAACGCCGTCGTCATGCAATCCAGAGGGCGCTTGGTATCGAACATGACCGCCGGGGCGGTACTCGTACTCGAACGACTCGACCTCGTTAGTGAGCCAGCCCTCGGGGAAGCGAACCTCGTTGCGCTGGATCGAAGATGCCAGGCCTTCCATGAGCTGCTGCTTGCTGGTGCTCGTAAACTTGAACCCGCTGATATTGGCCCGGATGCGCTGAAAATCTTCCACGATAGGGTCGCCGACACCCGTCGAGTCCACCAGCGTCTTCCAGCCATTGACTTGTGATAGCACGCGCTGGCGCGTCTGGCCCCAATCGATCTGGAACCGGTCCAACGAACACACACGTCCCTCCGCGTCCAATCCGCATACAACGGTCCAGTCCTGGCTCTTGGCAAGGTCCACGCCAAACGCCACCGGTGGTGATTCAGAAATCCTATCGATCACGCATTCACGTATGGCCTTGATGCCGAACGGGTTGCCGCCGTCATCGGCCGGGATGCCTAAATATTCCTGCTCAAAAATGTGCAAGAGCCCCGACTTCTCGTATTCGGCCCTCGCTTCATCGACCTCGCCCATGTTGATGTAAGGGTTGTCTGCCGTGCCCATACACCAAGAGGCCCAGCCCTTGTCGCCCTGCTCACCCTTGGCAAACAGTGTCTGGAAATACTTACGGCCACGCGGCGTCCCCAAAAACCATCCGTCACCGCCAAGATCAGACAACGTGGGACGTAGTGATTCGGTCCAGACCCGCTGTAGGTCACGCACAAGTGAGGCCTCGTCAACAATGATGCGTTTGTATTTCCTGCCGCGTCCCGAGTCGGGGTCATCCAGTGACCAGAAGTCGATGGACCCGCCCGTAATCAGATCGACGCGCTGCTCTGTTTTATTGACGGACGATATCAACGTCTTGATCCGTCTTGTGATTTCCCGCCAAGGCTCCATAAGGTACTTGTAGGTCGGTGCGAACCACCCGACCGGATCTCCATGGAACGCGGGGTCTTGGGCAAGGTCTTGACCAAACCTCGTCTTGCCCCATCTCCTGCCGCAACGCACAACGTTGAATCGCTTCGCGTTATCGAGGATGTGCTGCTGCCCAGCGTGAAGCTTGGGCACATCAATCGTGAAGTTCATCTTCGCTCTGCCTTACGGGTTCTTCGACCCGGTTAATCGTGATATTGATTTGCCCGTCGCTCTTGAGTTCTTGCTTGTCGGTTTGATCTAACTCTTGCTTGCCCAGCCATATGAGCATCGTCGGGTTGCCTGAACTGGCGCATAACATCTGCAATTTCCTGATCTGCATCCTCCTTCGCGACCTGCTTTTTCTTAATATTTCGGAAAAACGCTTGCGTATGGTGCCTTCATCACAACCCATCACGTCCGCGATGTCGGTATTCCTAGCGCCGTCTTCGGCTAACTGAGCAACTTGCTGCTCGTCAATATCAAGTTTGGGCCTCGCCATCGATTATCCCTTGACTTTCAGCTCGAATCAGCAATAACATCAAGCTCCACATTGCGCACAAGCGTTTGAGCGGGACTTGAATCTGTTGTTGCTGTGATCTTGATCGTGTAACGCTTTGTTGACGCATCACCTCCACTGACACTGAACTGAACCGCCTGACCTATCGCAACGGACTCACCCAGTATCGTAAGCGCTGCTGTATTGACAACCTTACTGCCCAGCGTCAGGTCTGATGTCGTGACCTCAACGATTGTAGGCGTGCCTGTTAGAAGCTCTCCTGTATCGAGCAGTTCGGCAAACGACACCGCGACGTTACGCACATCACTTTCGGTCTTGCACTGGACTTGTGGCGCTGTGGCTACACTCATGACCCTTCGCCTTCCTTAGCAGAGTAATGCAACTTGTTTTCTTCCATAGCGTAATGAACCTTTGAATCGTCCATCTTGTATTGCAGCCCTTCTGCGGTGGGTACTTGAACGATAGGCGCCGTACCGCCTCCCATCCCAACACCATGCAATAACAGAAGCACTAAAGACATATCAGACCTCGACGTATGTAAGGCATCCGTCAACCGAAACGGCAGCGCTCAATTCCAGGTTAAGCAACGCGTTGTCAGCGGTTTCAAACCAACCTGCCGGGTTGTATGGCAGAGTAAAACCACTGTTTGCCGTAAGGTCCATCTGACCCGTAAGTGCTGTCCCGCCTGCGCCAGATTCAAACCTGGCATCGACATCACCACCCGCAACCATAAAAAGTGACAAGACCCTTATTTTGATACCTGCGCCCGCAGCGGCAACGAGCGTATTATCTCCCGACGAAGCGTCATCAATCACTGCGTATTGAACCGCTGATGTGGCATCTGGGAGCTGCGTCGTTTTGAGATTACCGAACCGGTCGGTT